AGGTTGGAACCTTTCGGATCCATCTGCGATATTTTCTTTGTTCTAAATGCCATATATATATTATCAGAAATGCCTCTTTTGTTTAGAAGGCAAAGTATGAGTCATCGGTATAGTGTTCCTTGCGGATGTAGGTCGCAGCATATCGGATAGCATCCATGGCATCATCGAAGAGCTTCACCGGCTCATCGGTAATGAAGTCACCAACCTTCTTCCATTTGTAGTTCTCGTATTCCTTTTTTATCCTGGCTTCATCCTCGCATATCACTCCGAAGGTCTTGATGTTATCGATTCCTTTCTTTACCACCTTATTAGCATTCTGCACGTCATAACCTGCGTTGTTCATCTCAGCGATTATCTCCGGTCGTGCGTAATCAGCCACAATAGTGATGTGCTTCTCGATGCCTAATGAATCGCACCGCTCGATGAGGTTTGTCGTGGTCAGGTAGCTCTCATAGATTACCGGCTCGATGTAGATGTCATCCTCACACCAATACACTCGCATGAGAGCTGTGGGGTGATTGTATCCGAAGTCAAGTCCATAGACGTAATTCACGAACTTAGCAGGTCGATGCTTCACGAAAGTCCAATTGTAATAAATATTTGATTTGCTGATTGCCTTCTCACCAAGTGCATAGATTTGATACAGTGACTCATCAGTCCGCTTCAGGTCCTCGATTTGTCTTCGGATGGAATCAGGCAGGAATGGATTATCTCGATACGTTGACTTGATGAGGATGCTCTCCTCTTTTGGAAGGTCATACAACCAGGATGCTGATTCACTTGGATTGTAGTCGAAGATGAGCTTTCCTTCCGTTCTCATGTTGAGCTGAGTGAAGTCATCGTAAAAGAGCTCATTGGCCTCATTACACCATGCGAGGTCACGTTTCCTTCCTCGAATCTTCTGCTCATCATCCACACTGAAAAACTCCACGATGCTCCCATTTGGGAATGAGTAGATGTGCTCCGACTTATTGTGAGCATTGACATCATATAAATCCATCTCCTTCATTATCTCAAGGAAGTCACGCATCACCGTTGCTCTGAGAGCAGGGAATGTTTTTCTGATAATAGAGGTAACCTTCCCCCTATTTTGGAGAGAGTAGACAATTATCATTTGACAAAGGGAATATGTCTTTGATGACCTACTTCCTCCCTCGTTTATTATAAATCGTATTGAGTCATCCTGGAGAGCTGAGTAGTTCTTCTCAAAGATAACCGTGCTATTTATTTCCATTCGCTATCTCATAACAATGAGCCAACATACTGAATTGGCGTTGGTCGTATAGTAGAGGACCTCTGTCTATTCTAACATTCACTCCCTTCTTGAAATGGATGTATCTCTCCACAACCTGGCACATCATGTCGATGATATCACTTGTCATCCGCCTTGATGATGTTCACCTTAATCTCATTGATGTCCTTCCCATTGGTCGTGATGTCTGACTTCTCAGTGAGTCCATTTAAGCGTTGAGTGATGGATGCGTTGTACTGTCCAACCATGCCTCCTTCGATTTGATCTCTTCGGATTGCTTCCTCTATACGATGGCAGATTGTGGCATAATCCGAATATCTCCCATCCTTATTTGAGAAATAATCAGTTACGGTACTTCCCTCATCGGCAGCAAAACTCCTAAATCCAACTTGACTCAATGGTCTTTCCAATGGAATAGCAGTTGCCTCTCCAGTTTTATTGGAAAGGGAATATTGATACCTTGGATTCTCCTTAGTCCATCTGATATATTTGAGGAATAGTTCCCACATTGCCTCAGGTGTTTCAATATATTTGTGCTTAGCCATTATTCCTCTCCTTTACCTGGTGTTGGTTTTACTCTTCTTTTTCTCTTTGGAATAGGTTTTGCACTCACTTCCTGCTCGATGCCCTCATATTTGATGCATTGTTCAGGTGCGGTTGTTGTTTCTGATTCCCTTTCAAACAAATATCCCATGCCAATTGACACATAATATTTGTAATTTGATACATCTATATTATCTACAACCACGGTTATGTTTCGAACTCGTGTATTCTTGATAATAGTTTTACCCTTGTATTCAGCTTTGATTCTCATCTCTTATTCGTTTTAAGTCATTTTTAATATCTCGTATAAAGTAGTGAGCCGATGTCACCGGAATGTCGAAGTATTTAGCCATGGCTCTTGCGGTGCTATATCCTTTATCGAAGTATGCCTCAAAGATTATCACCTTGATTCGGTCAGTCATCCCTCGCTTGTATATCTCGACACATGATTTGTGATCATGGTACTGTTGCTCTTGGCGTATCTTGTCATTCAAATCCTCTTCATCATCGAAGTTGTTTGGAATCTCAATCTCATTTGCACTGACTCTCTCCTGGAGCTGAGTGACTGATGTGGACCAAAGAATCTGCATCTTGATGGTATTGAGAAGATAGCTCTTGACCTTATTCTCATCCATTGTATCATCCTTGATTCCTGCCACATGGAGATATGAGTTGTTAATCACCACATCAGCCTCAATTCTAACCTTCATCTTGGTCAGTAAGTATTCGGTATATGACCAAACCTCACTATAATCCCTAGAAATATATCGGTCAAGAATTGCTTTCATACCATTCCATGAATTTCTTGAAGTATATCTTCCTCACTGTTGACGCACAAAAGCAATCATCGGTTTCCTCTCCGGTATACTTGTCATATATCCGATACAACCTCTTAAGTGTCACCTTAGCGTACTTCGATGCATTACTTGAGCCGATTATCTCGGTTATATATTCTATTTCAGCTTGTTCAAACATTCCTCAATAATAAACGCAATAAACGAAACGATGGTTGACTGAATGAAGCTGCCGGTGATGATCCATGTTGACCAAAAGCTCATGCACTTGAAACATCCAAGAGCTGCATGAATGTAATTGACCAGGTGATTTGGTTTGATTCGCACTGCGATGTTATCCCACACCAACTGCAATGGCTCGAATGATACTAGGAACCAACTGATTGCGAGTGAAGCTAAGTAAGTCATATCTCTTGTTTCAATTTTTCAATATACAAGGTTGCATCCATCAATTCTTCCTGAAGATGATTCAACCAATCAATCAAAGGTAAGGAATTATTTTCCAATGTGGTACCATATTTTTTGATTCCTGCATTGGACCTCTCTTGATACTTGCCATATACCTTGATTAGTATTGGATCAACGTGGATTGGTTTCTCTTCGGGGATGACCTCAATCTCATTTAGCATCTCGCCAAATGTACTCAGCTCCTCCGCAAAGATTTTCTTGGTATTTGGATTTATTTCTTCCATCATTGTCTCCATGAAGTCGTATAGGTCCTGGAGTTGTTTGTTTGTTCGTTCCATCTTAATTCATTTGACATTTAACTTCATCGAATGCAGCTGCATCAACCTCATCGATATATACCTCATCATCTTCCATGGTCAACACGATGCAATAATTGACATTCATCCCATGAAACACATCCTGGAACCGGTTGATGATCATGTGGGGATTCTCGTTCTTCGTCCCCACATAAGCAATGAAATACCTATCTCTCATAATATTGAAAGAATTTGATATAGAAATCCTCACTCACTGGATATCCTTTGAGGAATCTCCACAACTGAAGGTAAGTGATTCCCATATCTTCAGCGATATGTGATAACTTGTATCTTTTCGATACTCGTGACCTCACCTCTTTATCGATGAAGTCACGGATGGTTTCCCCATCAGAAAGGTGAATCGTCAAAGCTCTCATCAACTACCGGCATTGAATTAATACTCCACACATCAAGTGTATTATAATACTTCCCGTTGTATTCACGTCCTCTCAAGTTGAATTTCACTGTGATATCGATACCAGGTGAATACTCATTGAGTAGTTTACACTTGTCTTGTGCCAATTGGAATGAGATGTCCTGCGGATACTCTCCATTGGGTACGGTTAGGACAAACATTCTTACTGAGAACTTGTCGCTGATTTGTTTGATTGGCTCAATCATCTTGATTTTGCCGGTTACTGATAATTCCATATTTGATTTGTTATGTTACTGTTTGGTAAGTTACTTAAAATGCACCTTTGAATATCTGAGATGCGATTGCAGTTCCAACAACCACGACTGCTGCCATGGTGATGATTAGTGTGATTACTGAGAGGATGATGTCTTTCATTAGAATTCGAGTGTTATTTATTCACCACTTTCAAAACTATCATCTACTATTTGAAGATTGCCACTAAAGCAGTACCCAGTGCATTTAAGAAGGTTTTCGAGTATCTCTAACATCTGCTCCATATTCACATCGTTGTATGGAACTTCGTATGTAATCTTGTGGTCGTATTGTTCGATTGTTATCTTCATCTTATTCTGATTTAAAGGTTATTTAAAAAATTCTCGGCTTCATCTCTTGTATTCCAAGACACTTCACCTTCTTCATCAAATTCATTGACAAATTTTTTGATTATTTCTAATGCTTCTTTAAGTTGTTCTTCTTTCATTGTTCTTATTGTTTAGTTAATAATTCTTCTGCTATCATTCTTGTTGTCTTGCCTTGTATGTACTTCATAGCACTTGCTTCGGCAACTTGACAAGCAAACTCAATCTTCTCTTCCTTCTCCATTTTTTTGGCTTTTAAAGCAATATCTTCTAATAAAAGCTGATTGCTGTCATACATATCTGCCATTTGCTTTGGAAACTTCTCTTGTAGCTCTTTGAGCATTTGTTGTACTGCTGTCATGTTATTCTGATTTAAAGGTTAAAAAGTCTGCTTATTCTATATCTCTCACAATCTTCTTTACTACCTTGAAAGTAAACGGTTGATTCGTCTTGATTTACTACTTGGTAAGTATCATTGATTAGGTTTACTATCTTCATCTTATTCTGATTTAAAGGTAAATTTGTATAATTAAAAATGGTAAGTCAATACTTATGTATCTTCTGTTTGGAATACTTGCTACTCCCCAACTTATCATAAATCCAATTTGATTAGAATACCACATTCTTCCTAATTTATTCTCTTTCATCTTATTCTGATTTAAAGGTTATTTATTTCGTGTTTTACTTCCTCCCAATATTCTCTGAATTTATCCCAATACCAATCAGAATCGGGTGCGTAATCGGGAACTAATTCCAAGTAACTGTTTTCAAATGGTGCTTTCATTATCTCATCAACTGAAATCAATGCACATTCTTTTGCTATTTCAAATGAGTACGAACCATCTGCAGCTATTGCATAATAATGCGTGCTGTGTATTTGTTTTGCTTTTTCTACTGCTGTCATCTTATTCTTATTTAAATGTTATTCATTCTCTGCCATCATAGGCATTATGTATTATTAGCATATCACCACCATCTACTATATCTACTGATGGGTAACACTCACAAGTGCTTTCTTCTTCGTGTTCTTTTAGGTCATCAATGGGTAGTATGTGCCAAATCATTTTTTATTTGGTTTAGGAAGTATTCCGTCTTTAATTAGTTTATTCCATTCAACTCTTTCTTGGTGTTTTCCAATGTAGTAAAACACGGATGCTACCAATACAAATAACGTTATAATTACTGCTGTCATCTTATTCTGTTTTATTATTAGCAAATTGTTTAGCATACTCATCTAGCGAATGAATACTGTGACAATTATCACACCCAATGTAAACAACACTTCTCAATTCCTCAGTATCATCATCCATCTCTTCAACTATGTTATATCTAAACATTTCTTTAGAGCCACAATTACCACAGATAACGTGTAATCTTGTGTGTTTCATCTTATTATGATTTATCATTTATATTTAATATAAGGGGCAACTTTTACCCCTTTTTGTTAATTGATTTGTTACTTAGCCTCCAACAATTTATAATACTCATCATAATACTCAGTCGCCCATTTCAATCGGTCAAGCATCTCAATCTCCTTATCCTCGTTTCTTTCAAACGAAAGCACGGTGATTCTCTTCTCAGGTGCTATGTGATCAACACGATGGATGTCCAAGTTCTCCCACTCATTCAAGAGCTCGTTGGATGTTGTTACCATGCAATAGATTAACTCTGCCTTAGGTCTGTCATACAACATCATGTAAGCTCTCAACTGCCACTCATACAGTGCATTGTATCCATCCTCTGCCATTACTGGAAAGGTATCCAATGACCAGGATGTTTTGATGTCGATGATTGAATCATTGGTGATGATGTCACACTCTCCGGTCATGTACTCGTTTACCATTCGCACATCATTCTTGATGTACCCCTCGAATCGCACGGTGTTGAGCAGGTCAATTGAGTCCTGCTCTTGCATCAATCCCTTTTGGATGTACTTGTTGTTTATCTCACTACGGTATCCGTAGAAGTTTTCCTTGGCAATCTGCTTGATGTAACTCTTTGCGGTTGCTCCGACTTCATTTTTTCCACGGCCGTTGGTCATCAACTTGCCGATGGAGGATGGATGCCACTTCATACTTCTAATGCTTTAAGTTGTACCTCACTCAATGTCCATTTTTCAATCAATTGCTCTTTGGTATACTTACCTGCTTGAATGGATGCCACTGCTGATTCAAATCTCGCATTGTCCAATGCAGGTTTAACCGGAGCGACTGCAATCGATGCTGCCTTTCCATCATCATCCACTGCCTGAAGTGAGAGGAGTGATTGTAATGTACCTCTTCGGAAGTAAGTCACCGCACTAAGTACCTTTTGTGGATCCGTAATAATCGGCAAAGTCATGAATGATTCAACCATATCACCTGAATCGATGTCGATGATGCGAGTCACCACGTCATTCCCAACTATTGGTTGAAGTAATATCAATCCATTCTCCAATAGAATCGGCTCGACTGCGGTGAGCAGTGCATTGATGTCAGCATATGACTTTTTGAAATGTGGATTCGTAGCATTTTTCGCTACCTTTCCAATCTGCTGCTTAGCAGTGTGCAACTTTTGGTACAGTGTTGCGACTGTTTTTGTGTTCTTTTCCATTTTGCGTGTGTTAATTTTCAATAAAGATAATAAACTATTTTAATTCAGCGATGAAATTATCATAAAATTCGATGAAATCATCAAAAGTTCTTGAGATATAGTAAACTCCTCCGGCATCCTCAATCATTTTTTGATATACTTTTTGAGCTTCTGACTGCCGGTCCTTCCCGTACTTCACTTCAATCTTGACTGACCTGCCTCGAATGGTTGCCGAGATATCTGCGGAGCCTGGTGTTCCCGTTCCCTTGGTCCATTGTCCTCCCATCTCCACTCCATCGGTACGGTACTTCTTGCGATACACTCCCATCGTATTGATTCTCTCCGCTTGACATCCACTCATCTGAAGGAATCCACATATTGATTTGGTCAGTGCATTCGCTGAGTTATCCTGCCAATTGGTGAGGAATGAATCGATGTATGGCATCTTAGGATACTTCGCCCTGGTGATAGCTCTCTCAAGGTCCTTGATTCGTTCTTTGTTTTGTTTGTTCATAGCTTTTCGATTTGTTGTTTGGATTCTATTAATAACTCAAGCGTTTTATCAAATCCAATTATCTCGGATACTTTACCAATAAATAATTGCCTTTCAAGTTTTTGATTTCTCTCGATTTCATTTGCTTGTTTTACAAACTCGGATAAATCAACACACGATTTATAAGCGTTCCATAATTCAATTCCAATGACATCCCCATCTTCATTATACTTATCTACTTCGGTAAGTATTTTTTCTATCAAATATTTTACTGCTGATTCTTTTGTCATAATTCGTCTTTGTTTAATAATATGTAATTTCCGTCTTTATCAAAAATGTAGAATTCAATATGTGTGCTTTCGGCTAATAATTTATAGGCTTTCTTTTGTTTTTCAATAAACTCTACGCTATCTTCAAAATTGAATGTCACGCTTGTTATTTCACCTTCTGTACTTAACTCAAATTGCGGTATTTTTTTTGGTGTCATATCTCCTTTGCTTTATCGTTTAACTCATCCCAAATATCTCCCTCTTCCTTCTCAACCTTCACTCCTGGTATACTCAATTCAAAGTATCTTCCATTGTGATTCCTTCCTTTGCTCATGATTAATCCTTTCACATTGGCATACTCAGCTACCCACTTGAGGAACTTCCTTGATTCAAGGTCCTTCCATCCATTAAATTCGGATGTGAATTGCTGCATCACTCCACTGTTATAATGGAAGATGTTCAGCGGAAGATTGCCTTCCTCAGTCCAATCATAAAAGTCCTTCGATGTGGATTGAATGAATCGCTTCGCATCGGCATTGATTGAGATTGATTTGGTCAATCCATTGGAAAGGAACAATTGTAAGTTCTTTATCATGTAATTGTCAAAGCGAATCCAATCATCATCTCCCCATGAATCAAATAATAATCTCCCATACTCATCCAATGGTGATCGTCTTGAGTGGAAGTATTGGAAGAATTCAAGCTCATGCCTTCTCCGGTCATGTGAGCTACCGGCACCACTTATCACATAGTTGGTTGTGATGACAATCTTTGGTGACCTCTCAAATGGGATAAATATCTCATCCTTATTTTTTCGGTTGACTGTTATCCCTTCCGAGATGATTGAGAACAATTGCTCAAAATCAAAGTTTCTTTTCACGTCATCGAATGCAAGAATCTGAGAATCCAAGTTAACTCGTTGATAAACGAAATCACTCTTTCCAGGATTGAATGCCTTCCCATCAATCTTCACTACTCTTCGAAAGTATCCAAGAGCTGCCAACATCAATGACTTTCCACTTCCCCCATTTGGATTGTCATCAATCTCTTGGTCATTGAAGATGATTGCCTTTTGATCCGTTTTATCTTTGTATGAATGGATGAGATATCCAAGAGTAGATTCAAGTGACATGATTCGAGTATCATCATTGGCGGATACCTTTTTCACAAAATCCTCAAAGTCATTTGTTGAGTCCTTGATTGGAGTGAAGTCACGTTGAATGATTTGATTCTCCCATATGTATCCATCCACATCAATGTAACTCATCACCTTGACTTGGTCCTTTGATACTTTCACCACTCCATTCTTGAATGGGATGAATGATGCATCCTTTGTATCCTGGAGCATGAATATATCAATCGAGTCAATCATGTTGAGGTGATTCTCATTGAAGAGATATGCTGAACGAGAGCAGTAATTCCAAACTGCAACCTCATTCTTGTCGAGAAGGTAGTTCAAAACATAGTCCTTTATTTGTTCAGTCGAGCTGAGTCGGACTTTGTTCTCCTTGACTCTTACAAATGTTGGTTTCTCAGCATTCTCCGGATAGTATTTATTGAATCCACTCTTGACCAAAAACTCACTGTACTTAATTGGCTCAATCTGAATTCCTTTTTTTGAGTCAACCATCCAAAAAACATCATCACCGGATGCGATTTCCTCCTTGATGTCATCGATAATGTCATCAGCCACGCCAAGTTGTTTCTTGATATCATCCTTGGCAATACCCGACTTGAGTTTTTGCTTTACTTTGTGAAATGTATCCTTATCCTCAAAGTATTTAGTTGAGAATGTAGCTTTTTTATATGCTGAATTGATGGATGTAACCATCTCACCATGGTTGAAGCTCGTGCCTTGGCAGTATTTGGTCCAAATATATTGCTCAGTTGTTGTCTTATCGATGCCATATTCACACATCACACACGCCAACTTGAATACAAAGTGATTTCGACTGCCTTCCTCGAATCTGCATCCATGGTCAAAGCGTTCAATCAATGAAATGATTTTATCCTCATCATTCAATACGCAAATGGGAGTCCTTTCGGTGTACTGATATCCCTCATCCGTTTCAATTCCTCCCCACTCTTGGCAAAACTCATTGAAGTATATCTTCGGATCATAACTCTCAAAACAAACTCGAGATACATTTGAATTCTTCACATCAAAATAATCGGATTGGAAGTATTTCCCGAATGCAGTGAATCTCCTTTTGTGCTCGAGCTTATCTGATTTTGGAATGCTGATGACTGCCTTCAATCCATTTCCACCTGGAGAGGTGAATACCATCATCACATGTATGTCATCAATCAATCGAGCTCTCTCTTGCTCCATTACTTCTCGAGATGGATATTGGTCAAAGTCCAACACGCAAAGTCCGGAGTGCTCAACCAAGGAATTGTCATTTCTCTCTGAGAATATCCCATTGAACATGATTGCATTGAGTGATGACTTCAATCGGTCATGCTCAGGATCACTCTTATCAAGTGAACGGATTTTGTTTATTTTGGAAATCAATTCAGTATTTCCAACCTTGATGCGTTGGTATATGTCATGAATTGTGAGCTCATACGGTGTGTCTTTTGAGCTAAAAAGATTCTTAAAAACTGATACTTTCATTAAATGTGTGTGTTAATTGTGACAAATATAGTAAAAAAATGACGATTCGTGACGATGTTGAAATGTTATTGTCACGCCTATATCATAGAGTGGTATTGACTTTCAGCAAAAGCGTGACGATGTGACGATAAAAAAACTCGATGCCCATTTCATAAATTTGACCTTTTGTATATAGTCGGTATATAAGAGCATTGTCATATCGTCACGCTTCACTTGATAACAACTCCTCATATTCATTCCTCAGCACTCTCCTTTTGATTGCTTTTAGCTGATTGTATGACTTGCATTTTAGAATCTCATCACGAAGGAATCTCATTTTTTTCACATGAGCATTCCCCTTTAACTCATCAATATCATCCTGGATGACGGTGATGTAATATAAATCACCACTCTCAATGGACCAATTGTGAAGTTTGATATTATGCATCACTGTTGCATGACCTCTATTAAAATACTCACCAATCGCATGAAATGGAAGATTCAATGCTCTCAATTCAGCCATGAGATATCTTCTCCTCATTGTCAACACTTGGTGTCTGCTTGGCACATCCAATGCATCTCGTTGGATGATGTATTTGATTGCTTTGATTTTATCTTGTTTGTTCATTTTGTTACCTCCTCAAATTTTTCTTTTGTTACTGATTCTACATCAAATTGATTGTCATTTGTGGTCAAATTTATATGATAATAATCACCATTTTTTTGAAGCAATTTGCAATATTCATATGCCGAATCAAATAAATCAATGTAGCAATCAATCAATATATATTTTTTATTGTTCATCCTCTGCGTTTTGTAGCCATTGTCTGAAGGCCATTTGTATATCCATTTGTTGATCCCATATCTCTTGATTGGCATCATCGATCAATCTCTTATCACTCTTCCGTATCTCATCGAGGAGATGGTTGGCTCTCATCTTGATTGCCTTGGTGAAAATCTTCTCATCATTTAGGTCCTCAATAAAGTCACCAAGTACCGGAAGGATTCCCACGATTGCAAGTAGTTTGGTTTGAATTTTCATCTTATAAAGTATTTCTTGTTTATATCCTTCTCCACCTGGTATCCGAGTTGCTCATACATCTTGAGGTATCGATACACTGACCGCTCACTGATTCCAAGATATCTGCTCATCGTGTGGATGTGTCGAGCTCTCTGCTTGAGCAAATCAATGAGCTTAATCACTCGCATGATTCGATGCTGATTCATACCTGCTCAACTTTAAATTTCCCAACCGTACACAATCCCGCATTCAATAGCTCTGATTTCTTCCAATAGCACAATCCTTTGCTTGGGAAGGTCCAGGATTGGATAGTTGTTTTCCCCGAATAATAGCTTAATTTATACATGATATCAATTTTATAATGGTTAATACTGCTGCGATTGATAAACTCACCACGATTCCAAGCATTGAAGCTGCATGGTTTTTTTTTCTTTTGTAGCTCATAACGTCTGATTAAATTTGATTTCACATATTCTCTTGTACAGTTCCTCATTGAATGTACCCCTGATGTGTTCGTGTGATGACTTCGTTGTCCAAAACTTCACCATCCTTTGCAATCTAAATACCATACTCATCCCAATCAATTTCATCGTTGTCATTTCCCCAAGTGTATTCACTTAGGAAGTCATACTCATCCATCATACACTCAATCATTCTGAGCATCCAATCTTTGTATCCAGGATCAAACTCCATGACCTTATCATCCGGGAATTCATCGGTCCACCAAACTCCACCCTTCACATTGATGTCAATATCATATCTTGCGGTTTCAAAATCATAATTGCTTTTCCACCATTCAATATCAATTCGAAAGTATATTGCTCCAATTTTATAATGGCCCTCCATTGAGCAGTTATCCACATCAGTGAAGTCCAAATCAATTCTTTCTACTTCTTTTTTCCAATTCATTTCGCTGAGTTTTTAGTGATGAGTTCACCGTACTTCTCCAATACGGGTGATTGAACGTGTTTAGCTTCGATTTGCGAGGCTTTCGGTAAACTCGCATAGTTTGGTTGCGTAGCGGTAAAGTAAAGCATTACAGTCCAAAATAATGTGAATGCAATAACACCACCAAGGATGTCCTTTTGTCTTTCGTTTAGTGTTCTCATTTCAATCCAAGTTTTTGAACTAAGTTATGTACTACTGCCCAACGTGCGGTTGCCCATTCGGTAGCATCATCAGATACTCCAAGTGTATTAATACAATACTGAAGGTCATTCCATAATCTTCTCTCCTCTTGGAGTAGAATTTCAATCATTTGTTTCTTTTTCATAGCGGTGTTTTGTGTGTTATACCCGACAAAGATACAAAAGGTTTCACAACTGCAAAACTTTTTCAACTTTTTTTTCAGTTTTCAACAAAATAAATTGTAATTACTATACCCGATAAGGTATTCATGTATGTAAAATTCACTTAATTATACCCGATAAGGTGTAAAAACATATAATGGAGGTGAAATGCGTATAATTTTCGTATCATTGCGTATCAATGCGTATAATAACTTGTCATATAAAGTACAAAACGTGTAGTTTTTTTCCATCATAAGACACATTATAGTGTGTTACTGCATGAATTTTTCCACAAATTTCATCCAATAAATCGAAATAGTGGCAAATGTTTGTCACAAAACAAGGGTAAATATGTGACAATTTTGTAATAGAACAAAGGTAAAATGTCGCAAATATCTGCTAAATATGCGACACAATATCAGGTTATACCTTGAAAAAACGATATGAAACATAAGGCTATACCCATAAAAAAAGGGATACCGTTTCCGATACCCCCAATTACACACGCTAATGAAGTGCTAATTTACAAAGGAAATTTGATTGAATCAATACTTTTGTGCATTTTTCTTATCCCTTCACGTTTAATTTCTTTGGCATTTATCTTGAGAATTCTTCCACCGGTTGGTTTAATGGGAGCTCCTCTCTCAACGTGCCACCCTTTTGAGCCATCACCGTACTCCTCTTTGTATGTTCCGGTGAGCATGAGGTGAATGTTCTTATGGTGATTCACATATCCATGCTTCGGTGAGTGAACAACTGTATCTCTCACATCATTTCGACAAGCATTCTCGTGGATATGTCCCATGGTGAACACATCAAAATCCTCATATGTTTCAAGTGCTCTCGTTAAATTGATTGCTCCCTTGGTAACAATACCACCACCACCTGAACCATGAAAATATTTAACCTTGCTTGTGGTCCATGTGCTTGAGTTGTATTGCTGATGGATTATCAACCAACCACCATATCCTCCGGTCATCACATTGCTCCCATTCTTGTAATTAAGTAGGTCAACGAATCTCTGAAGAATATCCGTTTCCTGGTATTTGATGATGGCAGTTTCATGATTCCCGTATCCGATTACTGTTAGGATATGTGCATATGGTGAGAACCATTCGACTGCGGTTTCAACGATTGAGTCCAGGTACTTGGCATTATTATGCTCAGGTCTGATATCGGACTTGTTTCCTCTGCGATCACCTTTCCCTTGCATCAAGCAAAAGAAATCACCATTCACCATGACCTTGATATCATTCTCAAGGCAATAGTCAAAATCTCTCTTTAATAAATCCCAATCACATTTTGGATTATCCCAGTGAAGGTCTGACATCATTGCAAGTTGTACGGTTGCTCCTTCAAGGTGAAGCTCGTGAATGTTTTTAGAGTGCTTTTTGAGCATATTTTAAAAGGTATTTGGTGAATATTCCGAGTCCAAATCCCAATACAAACAACCAAATATTTGCTTTCGATTTCTTCTCGTTCTTATATTTGGCAACTTCCACCTTTTGAATTTGGCGGATAGTATCTCTTTTCAATCTATATTCAATTTTCTTCTCCCATTTCGTCATGGGAATATACTGCGTCTTCCACATTACCACGGTATCCTTCTGAGTGATATACTTGGTCCACACGATTTCATTGTTCACGATCACCGGAAATGAATCAACCGATGTGATTTGGATAGTATCTGATACCTCCTCACATTTGTATCCTTTTTTGATTGCTTTATTCAGATGGTATTCTGCTGAACACGATACCAGGAGGATGCTAAAAATTAATGTACTTAGTTTTCCCATTTTGCTTGATTGCTTTAAGGACTTGTTTGCGATTTCTTGCTTTGCTATATGAAACGTGTACCCACGATGGCTCTTTGTCTGTACCAAATTCCCAAATGAGTTGGTCAAACTCTAAATGGTCTTTTATGAAATGGAATCCTTTGCTTCCGATATGTAAATCCATTGCCTCACCTAAACAATGTTGTGACGTTTTAGAGCCACCACACGCACGATTTACTGCTACTGAACGAAACCCGCTATTGATTCGAATTGGCTCTCCCATGTGAGCTCTAAGTGGCTCGAATACCTTCTCACATAATAACTTCGCACGTTCAATTTCGAATTCATTCATCTTATTAAGGATTGAATGGTTGGTCGCAGTTCCCGATGCTTCGAATTCTGCGAGTGTGACGTGTTTACTTAAATTCATCGAGATTTGTTTTGGTCCTGGTGATAAATTTGCGAAGAGCTGCAAGGACATTCTTTCCGGTCACACTCTCATATGATTCGTTGATTGACTTTACTTCCACCATCACACAAAAGAACGCAAATACTTTGGTCATGATGAGCTCCACTGAGATGAATTCAGCGATGATATCACCTGCGATGTACTTCTCAATGAGAAATGTGAACATGATTGCACCACCGTATAACAATGACTTGCTGATGGTGTGTGATAATCTGCGAGATTGAAACGCCATCCAGCCACCTTTTTTAACTGATTTCCAAATACCGAAGCAGGTGTCAATGGCAATGGCTAACATGGCGAGGTATATCATTGGCATTACCGGTGAAAGTACCGCCCAAAAGGATGCAAATAGTATCATCATGTTCTGCCTCATAGGACCAATATTGAGTTGTTATAACCGTTATCAGTTGGATAGCCACACGTCCAAGTTCCATTCATGAAGCAATTTCCTACGCACATATGACAATCAATTTGTGGACGTAGGTCAGTATCTCGATTCTCATGTGATGTGAAGATTGGAAATTCCGATTTGTTTTTAACCAGGTATCGAATCAATCGCATCTCAAAGAATGATGCCTTTTGTGCATAGTGCTCCATGCCGAATGCAACCTCTGAACGTGATACGCTTGATGAGTTATCACCGAATTGAGTTTGAAGTCCTTTATTCTTGAGTTGATAAGTCAACCCGAAGATTGCATCCTCTGCTGAACGCCATGCTACAACCGGTTGAATAAACAAAACAAGAGCTTCCTCTTCAGGTGTTAATGTCTGAGCATTGTAAGCATCGAGAAGGTAGTCATAAAAGACAGTCCCAAGAATTGGCATCACTCTCAATTGTGCTTGAGTCGCAATGTATGGTGTTACATCAGTCACATCCACATTGGCAGTGATTGGTGTGTTTGTTTTGAGGTATGTTTCGGTGATGAAATACAACATTATGCTTGAGGTGTTTGGGGTTGATTACTTGCAATCACATCTCCTCCCTCCAATGGAGGTAACGATGCGAGAGCTCTCACTTCATTTGGTGTCATGGTATCAAGTACCTTAGTTGCAACCAATGGACTCATGGCATTCAATGCGTCTTGAGTTTTGGATGCATCACCTTCTACCTCAACGATTGTTTCATTAATGATTTGGAAGTTGTTGACCATGAAATCTGCGTTGACTTTTGCAATACGAAGTATCTCATTAAAGATATCAGATACCTGCTCTCTCAATGGCATCACAACATTCTTCTCAAATATCACATACGCTTGTTTGATATCGCTACCCGAACCAAGGGAACCCGTTGTTCTAACTCCCATTAAGATTGGATCTATTGTATGAGCAAAACAAATCTGCTCAGTATTCAATCCGGATGCTTCCTGGAATAGTTTATCGTTTTGATTGGTTGGAATGCTTTCAATCTTCGGCAATTGGTCCTGTGAATTAGCAAAAAATGCAACCGCTTTACCTGCATTCGCTGCTCCCTTCATCTTGTCCATTGTGGAACGAAGTACATTCTTCTCCTCTTCCGATTGTGGTCGTTTAGGAAACATCATTGCGAATGATGGGAATACACTGTTCTGAATGTTTGATTTTGCGAAGTACGATAACTCGCCTGAAAGATATGCAAAATTTAATGCAGATGTGTATTTCGGTAGCGGATACCAATCTTGACCTAAACACTCAACCTCATATACGAATAATTGGCATCGGTCAGTGCAAGTTGGATGATATCTTTGAATGTCACGCACATCGATTCTTGATGCCCAATCATCACAAATAAAGTAGTTGCTTGGATTTTGTCCTCTCCTCACTTTGTCCGGAGATACGTTTTTCATGCGAGTGAGCTTCATCTTCTCATCAAAGTACAATTCAAAGTATACACGATTGTGGACAATCAATTGTTCGGTTGTTATCCGAACTGTCTTTTTGAGGTGAGATTTCTTTTCAAATGTATACAAGTCAAGTAGCTCTTGAGGTGTTGAGGTTGTTGCTCTTAGTTCAATTCCTCCTCCAATTACTGCATTGGTTTTGTAGTCCACGATGGAACCATGGAGAGGTGATGAGTATACCAATTGGTTTAAAACGCTTGGAAAAAGATTCGCTTCCCCAAATGGAATCCATCCACTTGTTTGATGCCTTCCATTCACATATGGAAGAGATAAATTCCCTGAGCCAATTCTTCCGAATGGTGTACTGAAGGACTGATATCCTTCCACCACTTCAGGTGATTGTTGTTTTGTTCCAATAAATCGGTCGTACCAAGCCATGTTTAATCGTAGATTGAGTTTTGTATTGCACCACTTACAACCATTCTGCCCTCTTCAATGACCACTCCGGTCGTGTCCTGGATAGATGTTGGTGGAATTGTTGATTCATACACCGAATATCGGTATTGTCCTTTGACCAAAATCACATCAACCGGCTCATCCAATAGGAAGAGGTTGAATCTTTCCTTCCAATCGGAGATGTCAGCGGTGGTGAATAGGATGGGAGTGTCGGTTGTATCCATTTCATTCTCAAAAACGAACAAATAATACGGATTCGATAATGTGCTAACCTCAGTTAGAGTCAGCACAATTGAATTAACCTCACCTTTATCAATGTAAATCATACTTATATATTAAGAAAACATAGAAAAATGTTCACAAAAAAAGCCACCCTAATGGATGGCTCTCTCTTTTTCTAGATAATGTTAAGCAACCAATGCTGCAATGATTGTTGGATCAACCTCATATGCAAGGAAGTCATTCTCTGCAATCAATGTCACTGAATACTTTGAACCATCTGCACGAGCAGTTCCGGAACCTTCACCAACTGCACTTAATTGTAAGTATGGGAAGTACCAAAATTTACCATTCGCATCTTCGATGATTGCATTCAGGTATTGTTGACCTGCACCAAGCACTTTAATTGCTTGAGATTTCGCTTGATCACGACGGTGGAACATCAAGCTGATTGTTGCAGTTACATATGATGAACCATTGACAAGGTCAATCGCTGCATCTTCGGTGTAACTTCCGGTATTTCTTCGGATTTCAAATTCAGTGTATAAATCACCCCCAACGATTAAGTTGATATCAGAGATTCTCCATGTGTTTGGAGCAGTGCCCAAAACGATGTCATCGATGTTATCTTGTTGGTTGATATATACCTTGAAAATCCCACCACTGTTATTGTCGCACGACTTAACGATGGATTCTAAATTTTCACAAGCCATTTTTGTTGTTTTTAAATATTGAAAAATAGAGGGGAGTATTTCATCCCCTCAAGGATATTTTGTTAATTAAGATGCAGAGTTGTAGAATACAATCTCGTTACCATTAACGTGAGTGAATCCAACTTTCATGTTAGCACGAGTACGGATAACCGGCTCAGCAACTGTGTCAGCAAGATTGATTGCACGTAACGCTTTTCCATCACCTTCAGCATCGAATGCATAGATTAAGTTACCTCTCAACGTAGCAACAATTTTGGATGTTGTTCCCATTCCTGGACACATTACCATTTTGATTCCCAAATAAGAGAAGTCCAATGCTTGAGTCAAGTTGGCTTGAGTATTCGAAGCAGCAACCGCAGCACGGTAAGCAGTAGCTACCGGTGTTGATACATAGATTCTCAACTCTTCTTGGTTAGCGATAACCGCAGCAGGAATTGCAGCATATACCAATGCTAATTTAGCCAATACGTTAGATGGAGTAATTGCAACCGGTGAAGCGATGTCGATTACGTTTGCTGAATCAGCAACCAATCCTTTTACATAACCATCACACAATGCCAATGCAGGAACCAATGACTCAGTGTCACCTAACCAACGTAATTTCTCTACGTTCTCAGCGATTGTTTTCGCCATTTCTCCCCAATAGTAATCCATGAAAGAAGCAACAGTGAAATCACCATTTGAACCTTTTGTCATTTGCAATGATACGAATGACTGCTCCAATTGGAATTGACAAATTTCTGCCATCGCAGATAATCCACATACGTCTACCTCTACTGAAGCAAGTTCGTCAGTCGAAGAGTTCCATCCACAGTTCTCAGCTTGTAAAACTTGACCAAATGTTACATTGGAAATTTTCGTCTTAAATTTGATACCTGGTAAAGTACGGTAGTTATCAACCGTTTCCTCTTGTAAGTACGCACGAGAATAGAATGCCTCGCTGTTTGCTTGTAATAATGCTGATGCATCAATGTCCAAGTCGAATCTTAATTTTTTGCTCATTTTGTTTTGTTTTTGTTTTGTATATTAATTATTAGAATTTAAAAATTTACTAACCGCACTGAACTTCTCATGTGTGGATAATTTTGTTTCAGTCATTGCAACTTCCTCCTCTACTTCAGGAGCCATCATTTCTTCCATTTGATTGCGAAGGTCAGCGATCAATGCGATGATTGCTTTCTCTCTCTCCTCAAGGATTGGTGTAACGATTGCAAGGATAGCCTCTGAATCCAATGCAGGATCAATTGCCATTTCTTCCTCAACTGCATCTTCAACAACTGGAGCTTCTTCCTCAACAACTGTTTCTTCGAGTGCAACTTCTTCCATTGCAACCTCTTCAATTGGTGCATCCTTAATCTCGATGATTTCGCCATCTACAACAACGTAGATTTTGCCATCGATTAAGTGCTCCCCATCAGGTAATTTGTTCATGTTATATTTGTTTAATTGATTACTTAATTTCAAACCAAGGAATCCCTCGATTGAGAATCCGACCTGGTCATTGGCAACCAATTCAGCATAATACTCTTTATCAGTTATCTGAGCAGTCACCATTAATGTACCTTTTGGCACATCAATACCGAATGTTGAGAATGCACGATCTAATTTTGGTTGGTCCACAACCCATGTTTCAAGGATATATGCCGGAACTGTTTTGGATGTGTCATGCTCCAGGTTGAATAGGTCACGATTGCGAAGGTCACTCATGAACTTCTCATGAATCTTTGCGATTGTTTCCTCAGTAAACTGAACATAGTATTCACCCTGCTCATCATCCTTGCGATATATCTCCATTGGTATCATTGCCGGTGCAGTGATTCGATACTTCAAATCATCTGCGAATACCATGCGTTGAGCTTGGTTGAATGCCATTCCTTTGACCTTGATTGCAGGTTGTGAGGTGAAAGCAATCTGCTCAATACCCAAATCTTCTCCATCGGAGTATTCGGGATCAATAGTGATTTTGTAAATTGGCAAATCTTTGGTCATGTATATATTAAGAAAATTGTATATTTGTTCATAAATCACACATATGATAAAAATATTTGAAAGGGAAATCCCTAACCGAATGGATGAATTGACCATTGAACAATTCGAGAAGGTAACTGAAATCACCAACAACCAAGAGCTTGATAATATCGACCGATACATCAAGATTTTTGAATACTTCGGTGTGAAGGAATCCGAATGGGATGAGAATGATGTGGAGCTTTCCGAGTTTATTGACAAGGTTAAGGAATTCAACTCAAGTAAATATGAGAAGAAGGATGCAGTTGAGTCAATCGAATTGGAAGGATATACCTATGAAGGTCAATTGAAGCTCTCAGTGAAGGATACCAAGATGATTGAGAAGATTATCAGCCGTAAAACAAACAATTGGATTAGTGATTTGTTGGCATTAATGTTCAAACGAACTGACCTCACTGCCACTGAACACTACGCTGAATCTCATCTCAAGCATAAATCAAAGCTATTCAAACAATTGAAAGCTGAAATCGCAGTTCCTTACCTGGTATATGTTACCGAAAAAATAGCATCTCATGCTAAATCTGAATCTCCCGAAGCAGTGGAGCCAAGTAACGATTGAACAATTCATTGAGATTAGGTCATTAAACATTGAGGATGGAACATTGCAGTACAATACTGATGTGCTCTCCATCCTCTCTGACCTTCCCATTGAGGACTTCGATGATATAGAACTTGACGAACTGCAAGAGTTAACCAAGCAACTTGCATGGATGACCTCTGAACCATCCAAGAGATACCAACATCAGCTCGATGAATTGAAGCTCAAGCCATTTGTTGACATCACTCTCGGTGAGTTTATCACATTGGAGGGATTCGTGACCGATGACTACATCAAGAATCTCCGGAACATTTGTGCCATCCTTTACCGAAAGACATCCATTGATGAATGGGGGAATGTTATCACTGAGCCATACAAATTCAAATCAAGTGAGAGAGCTCATCTCTTCGATGACTATCCCATCACCTCAGTATTCGGATTGATACCTGAATACCTTCAGTTCCGACAAAACTTCTTGGATAGCCATTCCAATCTAATGACTGAATCCTTTGAGGATGATGAGGAATCAACTGATCCCGAAGAACGCAAAGAACAAGAGGAAGAAAAGAAGTCATCTAAATGGGGATGGGAACAATTGATATGGTCCATGTGTAATGGTGACCTCTCGAAGTTTGAAGCAATCACCGATACAAAGCTGATTCTTATATTCAACTTCCTTGCAATGCGAAAAGAGCTTGAAATCTAGTAATCAAGAGCATCCCAAAACTCTCCGAATAGAGGTTGGAAGTCATAAATCACTTTTACTTTTTTACGAAGCAATCCACCAAGTTCCAAGATAGGATAAGTTTGAGCCAATTTACTCACATATTGCCCATACATTTCTGATATCAATCCACTCTGCTCAAGCTGAGTATTGAATTTGCGTACCAGGTCAAATGGTGCGATGGTGATTGTCCCGTTGTTTAGGAATCCGAAGTAATAAGCTGCAACGATTTGAATGCGAAGATTTCCCTCGGTAGTTACTTTGGCATTTATACGCACTGAATCATACAAGGTACCCGTTTCAATCAATGCCTCTTGCTTGATTACGTTCTTGAGTACATTGGCAACCTTTCTCCTTGTTGGATAAAGTATATTAAATTCACCGGTATTTTTGTAAGCCATACTTATATATTAAGATTAGTTACCGATTTGTTCAGGAATTTGGCAATCAGTCCATGAAGGCAATACAAATGTGATGTTCATCAACCATCCTGCTGCGTAATCAAGCAGGTCATTGTTCAGTGGTGTGAATGTTGGGAATCCTTCCACATCGAAATCAGTGTCAGTCAGCGAGAATGTGTAATTCAAATACAGGTCGTTCAATATCTGCTGAGTATCCGAGAGAATTGTGGTGATGTTAGCACGGTCCTTTTGGATGATGTCAAAGCAATATATCTCAAGGTTAAATAAGTTCACGTTATCACTTGCAATGACGTCCACAGGGACCACATACACGAGTGGATACTTCTCATCTTTTGTAGCGAATTTGAATAACTGCTCCTTGAAATCAGTACCTACCTTTTTTACTTGCAAATGTGCATTGTAGAATGCAATGATTTCATCGGTTAATGCTTGGTAACTTATCATAATTGTGCTGATTTTTGGATTTTCAATATGTTATTTTGTGTTGCAGTCATTTCCGTTTCACTCACCACCGCAGTGACTGTGATATTTGTGTTGGTATCTTGAGCTCCTCCGGCATTGTTTTGGTTGTTATTCTGACCAAATAAGTTGCCAGGTGTGAATGCTGATACTGATGTGTCAGGCATACTACCTCCCGTTGGAGTAGATGGTGCTGCCGGTGCATTTGTTGAAGTGAATTGTGTTGCTGCTATCTTTGCGATATTAGCTGCTGACATTGCTGCGGTTGCGACAAGGTTGGCAATAC